GGGACATGCCCTTTCATCTCTACTTGTGAACCAAATCTTCTCGCTAATTATACCACTTTGTACATACGCTTCCTGTGCTCCAGCGTTTTGGGCGCGTTTTACTTCACTTCTTGCAATCATTCGTGACCTGTTCTTCGTCATCCAGTCAAACATTTCACGAATGTTTTTCTCAATTTTATCAATTCCGTGCCCATTTTCAAAAGCATTTATCAAAAGAGCTTGTAGCTTTGAGTTTGTCATTGCATTAATGTCAAAGCTAAATCTGAAAGCATAGGTTCTGACAAAATCAATAACTCTAGGATTAAGTACATCGAAACTGATACCAAGTCCTAGCCTGCCAAGTTCCGTCTGACCCCATTTCTCAATGATGCCGACTTTCGGGATGTATTTCTTTATATCCTCTGGAATCTCTTTCCCTGTTATCTCGATATACATCTCAGAGCCTAAGAAGACCATTTGCTCGAATTCCTCAAAGAGTATCTGGTATCTCTGGAAGTCAATCATTTGTTCTGAGCGATACTTCAAGATAGTTTTTTTGCCGTGCAGAGCGTTCACAGCGTCATCAGATTGTTGTCTGAACCATTTACGCATCTGACGGGTGAATACGTCCTCAGAACGCTGTCCAGATGCTATAAACGCATCCCATTCATCTTCGAGGTTTGCCTTGATGATTAAATCGGCAGTATAATCAATTATCTTTGGATGTTGGAATAATATTAAACTCATTTATTTTATTTTCAATAAATTCTTTGCGCGTTAAATTCAACTTATTTTTAATAGCCTCTGTGAACTCGTCAGAGATATGTAATTTATTATCAGAATCAAGAGTTATAAGATAAATTGATTCACCATCTTTTCTCATAAAGAAAAGAGCATCCACCGTTTCATTTTTTTTTGGTTTCACTATCTTCTCTGACCTCCCTCATAAATTAATAATTTTTTTCTCTTTAATAGCCTTGTCAATAGCGTCTACGACTGCTTTAGCTTGCTTCTCTGCACCAATAGGCATACCGTGATACATCAGGTAGTCAATACCTAGTGGCTCAAGCATAAGTCTTGCCCTAGCTTCATCAGACGTCATTATAGCGGATTCTACATAACCAGATAGCACTTTCTGTTCTATTTCTTCATCGTCAATAATCGGATTATCAAACCAATAGAATAGAGTATCGTCATTGTAATTGAGCTTAGGCAAAAGGTGTTCGTTAATGGTTTCCATATTCAATGTCAACATAGGTATAATAGCATCAGTAAGTAGTTGTTCCCTTGCCACATCAAGGGTAGAACGCCCGGTTATCTCACCACTGACAAGTTGGATGGGCACGCCAAATGCAGAAGCTATCTGCTCTCTGGTATATCGTCTGCCAAAGACAAACCCCATATCCTTTGGTGCAATGCCAAGATTCTGAAAGTCTAAGTTTCTATCAAGTACCGCTATATCTCCAGCCTTTGCCATGCCCCCATATTTCTCTTTCCACCGTTTCTTGATCTCTTTGGCAGTTTCCTCATTAATTACCTGTTCAGTCTTCAGGTATCCCATCACCATACCATCATTCTCAAGTATGCTGTTGTCATAAGTATCCATCTTATCAGAACGGCTGATGCTGATACCACCGCCTGTGACCGGTGATATACCGACTTTCTGATTGAATGGATTAGCAGTCTTAAAATGCACAATCTCTTTTGCCGGATATGTAATATCTTTTGATCCGCTCTTAAAGATATAATTCTTGATCTCATCTTGCTCTAACTCTAGATCCTTGAAATTCTGCGTTGGCAAGATCCAGATACGCTCAGTATTATTGCCTATCTTAATGAGATGCCAAAAGCAGTTACCTGTTAGACACATGAAGACAACAGTAAGATTTTCAAATAAGCTAGAGGTTTGGTTCGGATTAACTTTCCACATAAGGTCAAGGAATGGGTGTTTGGTGAGTTCAAATAAATCTTGTGATGAAGATACCTGTTTTTGCAATATCTGATTGCTAAACATAAAGTCTTTTTGCTTTGTCGTTAGCGTTTTTGTAGAAGATGATTTCTTAGTAGTAAAGAGCTTCTTTGACACTGACATATATGTATCCGCTATCTTTTTCGTGCAGGAATAGGATGTTTCTACATACATAGCGACCTGAGCATCCCACTCTTCACGCCCAAACATCTTCTTCTCTTTACGCCATCGGGAATGAGAGACAATATCCATGATATTCCATGAGGGTGCGTTTAACCAAGCGTTTTGCCATGAATTAGCGTCAATACTCTTTTTTCGTCTAAATAGTTTCATAATAATTTCGGCAAGGATATTCCCGCATTTATGCGGGAGAGGAATTGCCTTCTCCTCTAATGTTAAAAATAAGTGGTAGTTTTTGTGCAAGAAACTCGCAAGTTCTTGTCAGGAACTACCAAAACCCGTTAGACAACCTGCGCCAATGTTATAGGACAGTTTGTGTGTATACAGCACCGTTCCTTACCCTCAGAACTTTTAACCATATACCGCAGAGTTCGGGATTAGGTTGAACGTCCCGAAGTGCCTATATATTTGTCCCTAACGTAGTCAGTTAAGACTTAGGCTAGTCAACAAAGGCTTGTGTCTAAGTTTCACCACAAGCCTCCGCATTTATGCGGGGGTTATTGACTTTCAGCTCCGCTGAATAGGGGGAACAATTACCATATTCCTAGTGAAAAGCCTTTATTACTGGCGACCGCATACCTAAAACAATCTACTCCATCATCCTTTTCTTTAATCATATCCTCTTTTGCCTTATTAGTCCAGATATAAGTCGGGAATTCCTCAATTGTTGATGCTGGCTTCTTTTCCATCACTAACCGCATATCACGTTCAATAGTGCAATCACGAAAGAAAAAGATGTGATTTGTCTCGAATAACTCATAAACTAATTGCTGTCCTGATAATCGATCCTTTTTTGCTGGATTGGTAGAGATATTATTTTCCTCTAAAGTCGCTCTATCCTCTGCATCATGATCGCAATATGCCGAAGGTTGTATACCATCCTTTGCACAAAACTCTTTTATCTGTGCAGAGTGTGTCTTTACTGTGCGCTTGCTATAATAAATTTCACGGTATAGATACCAAACGTCAGAAGGTGATATAGCCCACCATTGACAGACAAAAGGATGATCAAAGCCAAAATCTATTGCCATGACCCGCTTCCAGTCTTTAGGAATCTCAAAAGGGTCAACTATGTGCTTTTGGGGATCAAAAGGATAAACAAGCCCTTCAAATGAAGTCCATTCACCATCTACATATCGGAGTTTGAATACACCTGTAAGCTGATTAAGTATCTCCTGATAGCTTGGTGGAACGTCAGGTAATATACAAGACTTGATACGTTTATAATTCTCAAGTTTCTTGACAACGAATCGTTGATAAAGAAAATGTCCCGGTGATGAAGGATTACATATCAACATCAGTTGTCTAAAGGGAACAGTCGGAAGTCTCATACATCTCAGAAGTTTCTCATCAAAATCATCCTCTTCGATCTCAGTGGCTTCTTCAACACCAACGAACCCATATTCTCTTGAAGCTAACTTGTTTATTTCCTCTCCTGAGTCAAGTCCAGCGCCGAAGAATTCCGTGCCATTTTTTATCTTGCGATAGAGTTTCTGATCATTATGAGCAACTACAATCTGAGGTGGCAAAACTTTATCAATAAACCATTTCCAGAGTGTAGCTTCGAGATCAACACGTTTGCGTCTCACGAACCCGATGCAGTTCTTAGGATATAAAAGACCTAATAACATGCCCTTAGCGGCTACAACATGAGTCTTACCAGAGAACCATCCACCATCATGTAAGAGCATTGGTGACATATCTTCAAATGCCCTTGCCTGTGGCTCTGTGCGTGCATTGAAAAGATTTATGTCCATATTACTTCCCACTTGGAAACTTGCTAACGTCTACGCCCTCTATAATGATTCGTAAAGTATCATCTGTGCCTCCACCCAATTCAATTCTTTCTGGACATTTATAACCCATTCTAACCAAATGATTTTCTGAAATCTTAATTTTGAGTTGTTTAGCCATAATTTTAATATAATTTAATGAAGCATCATTTTCATCTAAATTCATTCCATCATTTATAATGTCAATTGCTTTATCTGTCATTTTATCTAACTTTTTATCTCTATACTCTTTATTTCGTTTTTGATATTCATCAATAGCTTGCCTTATACCTTCATTTCCCTTCAACCGATAGGCATTTCTTATAGCATTTATTTTGGAACAGTTATAGGCTTTTTGATAGGCTTCTACTTCTGTTTCTCCTAACAGATAAAGTCTAAGGAATTTTTCATGTTTAGGATTTAATTTTTTTTTTGAGCTTCAGTATTTTTCATAGTCAAAAAGTCTTTAAAATAGAAAAAGCACCAGTTGTGATTTGAAGCTTTGCCACAACGGGTGCTTATCTAATCTTTATCGAAAATATTTTATGTCAATATTACAATATCACATGCAAAGAAAAAAGTCAAGTTTTTTCTGGATAGTTGACGTCACATTAACTTTTCCTTTTCATCATATCTTGTATCAGAAGCGATTCCCATCTTTCCGCCCTTTGGCTAACCTTCCGAGAATCTTCTAACAAGTCCTTATCTTTCAGCTTATCTATACGTTTGTTAAGATTAATAACCCGAGTCTTAATCTCAGATATTTTATCTTCATAAAGAAACTTATCATCAGAGTTCACAATTCTTTGTGCCTGTCTTAGTCTCATTTATAACATTCTCCTTTCTAGCCAAAAACATCTCTGCTATTTTCAAAGATAATGTAGCCACTTGTATTGCTTCCTTTATGACATTACTTGCTTTTCCATCTCTAAATTTCCAGTCCCCAATAGCTTCCGCAAGTTCCCCAAGTTCTTCCATGGTAAACATCAACCAGTCACTAGGGTTATGATCCTGAATACCCCATTTATCAAGTTGATTGGCATTTTCTGTCAAAATAAGCATATATAAATCATGATCTAATGTTCCGAGACATAAATCTTTCATTTAGCTTTCAGCTCAATTGGCTCACCAACAGGGACGCCATGTTCTACTTTCTGGAATGTCACCGATTCGATATTTTTACCATCTGGTTTTATGTCATTAAGAATACGATCCATGTCTTT